ATGAGAATGATAAGTGACTTCTTTTACAAGATAACCGGCATGGAAAAAAGGAAAATCAACGCATTAAGACAAAATTTAAGGGCAAAGACGCTGCATAATGAACCGCTCATAGATAGACTGATAGATATGGAGAAGCGCAAGAACCCAAAGGCAGGCACAGTGCAGTTATATGAGGCAGCCATAAAGCAATGGGAAAGGGATAATAGATAATAAGGACAATCAGTTAAAGCGTTTCTTGCAGTAAGCAGGTGCATTAAATTCATAGAGTTAAAAGGGATTTTTCAGTTTTAGGGAAAAGATAAGGAAAAGCCGGGTTCTACCTGGCTTTTTTTTTGGCTGATTGGCTAAGGCGTTGGACGGATTGCAGCGGTTTGGCGATTGAGCCGGTGATAATGCAGATCATAACGGTAGACTGATTGACCAGTAAGGTACTCGGGTGGAGGGAGGTTGCCGAAGATGTGTAGTTCGCTCGGCCTGATGTCCTTAATCAGATGCGCCAGGCCGCCCAGGTAAACATCCGGGTATCCACCACGGGCCGGAAATCCACCCAGCGCCACAGCGGTGCCGGGTTCGAGATAGGCAAAATTATTGCCGTGACACCACCAAGATGCCACCGGCAGCACAGGAAGTTGCATCACACCGCCCAAAAAATCAGTGAGCAGCGCAGAACGGTAGGCGTTGAAGGCATTGACCTCAGCGGGGAAATCGTCAAACAGCGAGTAATCAAAGCCCACTAGTCCAGCAAGACCGGGTGATGGTAGATGTAGCCAGGTGCGAGCGTAGCGCAGCGGGTTTTTGTAGACCGACTCGAACCTATAATCATCAAGGAAGAAATGCATCCAGCCTGTAGCCGGGTGGTCGGTGAATGGCCTGCACTCAATACGGCCCAGGCGACCGGAGTAGATGCGCACTTGTTGGATCAGAGTGGCGTGTCTGAGTAGTTTAGCGTGCATCATTTTCTACGGCCTAATATCTGGTTTATTCTGGATAATTCATTCGCTGCAACTTCTTTGTTGCCCTTCACTGGAGCCTCTGCTTGATAAGGCTTATATGCCTGTCCAAGACCGCTTTGTTTTTGGGTTGATTCGCCAACACCACCGCCAGACTCTCTACCACGACCGCCCATGTAAGCTCCTTAAATTCTATTTATAAAATCAAAACATCTGCGTTACGCCGCCGGGAAATTCCCGGATGTACCCATGAAAGTTATCATTGCTACGCACATCTAGTTTTTTATCCTCCACAAGTTCACACGAGAGAAAAAGCAGAAACTCGCTTTTATTGATGCTGTCATCATCGGAAAGCTCAAATTTTGTGAAAGGAAAAAAGGTGACATCTTTGCTTGTTTTGTTATCAATCAAACCAGCAATGACAACCAGTTGACCGGATGCAAGACTGAACTTTGATTCTAATTCTTTTTTAACCAAAGTCGGCGAACTCTCAACACCTGTTTTAGTTTCTGCGAAGTCAGAAATCTGCTGAAATAAATCAATATCAATCCTATCTTTATAGACCACCGGCGAAACATCGAAAATAATACCAGACTGCCTATACTCGACGTTTTGCACCGCCCCGCTATTAGTGCCACCTGGATAAGCGATGCCAGATAATACAGGCGTGTCTGTACCAATTACTAAGCGAGATTTAGACCCAGACCGCACGAGCAAAGACGGCGACGAAATTATCTTAAACCTAGAATCAGAAGACAAAAACGAAAAGACCGCATCTACTGACCCCGTGTCAAGCGTTATAGATTGTCTACCACCCGCCGAAACAGTCGAACCTAATGAAACACCTAGCCTACCCTGCAAAAGATTAAGGGCAAGGCTCAGGGCGCTACCTTCACGTTCTAAATCTGAAACCTGGTATATGAACGCTTTAACATGCACTTGTGGTGCAGGTATATCTAATTCAGCGAGCAAATCTAGTTTTTTATTTAATTCCTCTGCTGTGCCAGTGAGCAATAACACATCAGATTTTTTATTTTTTGATGACAAAGAAGATAAAACATCAGGTTGTTCATAACTTGCTTTTGATGCTTTATCAGTTGAAGCATTAGGTGAAATGCTTTTAACGTCATCCATAAAGCCAGACAAATAATCAGCATCGCGGTATCTGGGTTTGTAAATCACTTTATTCAAAGAAACGGCTTTTTCTTCTGGTAGATACGGCCTGAAAAATAAATAGCCGGGTTTCTTTTCTATTTTTATATCATAGGAATTAAGCAGATTAGCCATAAAAGCAGGCAAAGAAGAACGCTTGAAAGTTGAACGAAGGCGCACCTTGATAACTTTTGAATTTTCCACAAAATCAGAATGAAACATATAACTTTCTTCCAGGATGTCACTGTAAACCATATCAACAAGCTGGGATAAGGCGATATTGTCGAAACTTAAAACAATATTTTCTTTATTTGTTTTGGTTTCTTTGGTTAATGGTGATTGTTCTACTGAAAAAACATTTGATGAAATAAGCAAAGAAAGTGCAAATATGAAAATTCTCATAATTAAAAATCCTTTGCTGTGGGTAGATAAGATAGCTTTTTCTCTGTTTCAAATTGCCCGGTATAGGCAGACACTAAACGACCATCAAAAACAGCAGAATGCCTAACCATACCTAATTTGGCCTCACTCACATCTGCATAAGGCACATTAATATAATTATCATTTTCAAAGAAAACAAGAAACGGTTTATCAGCAGAACCATAAAAGCCTATCAACCTTAATTCAGATTTTTTAGGTGCATTATTAGGTGCGTTATTAGGCTGATTATTCTGGTTATTCGATGCTTTTGCCTGTACAGGTTGCTGAGAAGTGGATACTGGATTAACAGGCTGACCTGGATTAAATTGCGGTAATTGTTGAGGTGGAACCGGAGGCGGTCGCGACACTTCGGAAGAAGCTGGACTACCAATGTTCATTAATCTTTCTTTATTACTAAAAATCCCAAACGCAGCATAAGCGCCCCAAATCACCATAATAACGGCCAAAGGCAACATATACTTAAAAAATGGACTTTTCCAAACTGTCCCACGAGAATCGGCCCGTTTTTCTTTAGAATCGCCACCGCCTTTATTATCGTATGAAGAATAAAAATTAAAAAACTCTGGATTATATCTACCTAGTTCACTAAAAACAGGCTTCTTTTTTGTGTTTGTTTTCTGGTATATATCTATTCTAAAGGTTTTATCCGAACCTAATTCTTTAAGTTTTGACATTGAAAAAGTTTGTTCAATCACCCGCCGCACTTTCCTGCCAATGTCCATTACGTCTTGAGTGACAAGCACCACATCACAGGCCACACCCGATACCGGATGGACAAAGTGACGATGTTTGCGAAAAAACAGCATAGCCCTGTCTGATAGCGGCACCGCATCCTCGAAAAACTCCCAAGCCTCGTCTATAACCACCAAATCACCAGCGCCGACAACAGACGGACTGTCTGGATGCTCGGGGTCATACCAAAAATCATCAGACCGGATAACATCAGAATCTTCGACATAATGCAGCGAGCCGAGTTTTTCCTGTTTAACGCCTGAATCCATCAAATAAGCCGCTATCACGCCAAATTTAATGCCGTCGATATTAGTAACGACCCGCCGCCCTTCTCTAATCGCCTTAACTATTACGTGAGAAACCACCTGGTAGCTCTTGCCGCTGCCCGGTAAGCCTTGATAAGCAGTAATAGCCATCTTTGCCCGTCCTAGTTGTGATGATTGAGCCTAGCCGATTATAGGCAGGCGACGAATCGTGAAACGAGCAGTATGGGCAGAAATCAAAAGAGGTAATCCAAAATCCAAGGCAGCCATCTTAAAAAAATAATTAAGCCCTGGCGGGAGAGAATCAACGTAACTTTTAATGAATGAATCAGACAGAAATTCAGGAAGCATAGAAATCATCATCGAACCGAAAACGGAAACAGCAAAGAGAAAGGCGGTTAAAATAAGCAGCTTAAATATAGTGCCTTTCAATAAATATTTTAAACCAAAAGTAAAAACAGAAAATATAACCTGGCCTAAAGTCGCCAAAGGCGTAGAGACAGAATAAGTACTCATAAATAAACTCCTATGCAGATAAGACGCGAGATACGGCGGTTAAAACCCATAACAAAGAAAACAATGCTCGGATAAAATCAAATGGAGAACTACCACCTAATGCAGTAATCGGTTTTGAGAATAACTGGCAATGAATATCTATTCTAAACAAAGCCGATGAATCAAATGCTGATTTACCCCTTAAATCTAACTCAAAAGTAGGGCATTCGCCATCCATATCAAATATCTCGCCCTTCAGATTTTTAAGAAACTCTTCACCAAATATCGCTTTCTTAAAATCATCCGCACTCGGAGGTTCTGGCTCTTGCTCTTCCTCTTCACTTTCACTTTTTAACGGCTTGCCCCAATCAACAACACAAGGGGAGGTGCCTTTTTGTATGACTTTGCCGGATTCATCCTTGATTTCAGGTAATCCGCAATTATCACCGGAGCCACTACCGGCAGGATTAGTACCAGGCGGCGCGTTAGGGTCAGTCACCGGAGCCGGGGCAGGCAATGGGTTAGGTATCGAATACTGAGACGCCAGCGGGGCAGATAAGGGCTTTAGCGCCGGTTCATTCAGCGAGTCCACAAGAGGATTTAGTGGAAGACCGTCTTCTGTTAAATAGGACATCTGAACATCAACAAGTTCGGATGTTTGAGGATTAACTAAACTCACCACTTGCAAATCTGTTTGAGTGGTATTAACGCCAGCAGATACACCGCGAGCAATTTCAATTCCTGCAATTTTTCTGACTATTTGCACTTGTCCCAATTCCTGGTCATAAGATATATCAACCGAATTAGAAACAGACCCATTAGAGTTGGTGTAAAAAATCCCATTATCAGATTGGGTGGCAACATCATCAAAAGTGCCAGATTTAAGTTTAGTTGGATGAGGATTAACAGTGCCATCATTCCAAGTCTCGTAATCTGGCGTATAACCGAGAGTTACATAATAACTCTGTACATCATCAGAGAAATAATTAGGCAAACAAACGAGGTCTCCATTAGCGTTGGGATTTGCAAGGGTTGAATTATCAGGCGTGGTGCCTTTAGGACAAGCAGCCGTCGGGTCCATGACGCCAGTAAGGGCAACAGTAGCGGCAAAAGAAGTACCAGAGTTAACGTAAATAACGCGGCCCATGAAATCATAAAACTGAATAACGCCACTAACAACAAAATTGTTAGATGTTGTAAATCTTACAGAAGCAGGAGATGTAATAGAATAAGAACAAGAATTACCCTTATCTGATGATAATTGTGCTGCTTTAATCGGACCATAAGAATTAAAGTAAGAATCAAGAGCAACTCTATAATAATCAGCAACACTTGCACGAGAAGCAGGCGCAGACTTAGAGTAATAAGCAGGCAAATAAGAATTAGAAAAATATGATGTGAATAAAACAGCCCCAGGCTTAATCATGCCAACACCTGAACTTGCCTCAGTCTGATTTTTGCGCCGTTCAGTATCGTCTGCGGTCAAAGGCGTGGTTAAAATCATAAATTTTTGATTAGCGGAAGTCTTAAAATCAGTGAAAGGCACAACGGCATAAGTAAAAGCATCAACCAACAAAGGCACCACATCAGCGCCGCCTGCGTTCGATGTCCCACCGCCAGGAACAAGCATTAGGATCACACCGAGAGCGCCCAGCGTACCCGCGCCCAGTGTAAGACTCTCACCTACAACCGCAGTCTGGGCGATACTTGCTGCATTGGCGGCTGCTGCGGTTGTCACATAACCAGAACTCGCAGCGGAGCTAGATAATCCCTCCAACACAAAAGAACCAGTGAAACGGGCTAAGAAAGAGGAGGTATTGGCAGCAGCGCCACCGGGAACAGTCGTAATAGCAGGCTGGGAAAATAGGTAAGATGACGCATTAGCAGCTTGCTGGGCCACGATAGCACTAACACGGGCAGCAAATGACGTATCAGCCACAGCAGCGGCTTCGATTGCCGCAGGGGATAAAGCGTAAGGGAGAGCGGCCACAGCAGCGGCGGAAACATTGCTAAATGCGGATGAGAAAAATAAAAAACAAATAAAAGCAAATAATCTCATGACTAGGCATCCAGGAGAAACCGAAGTGAATACAAAAGATAAATCAGCGAAAGGATTAATCTTGATAATTCAAAGACTGTTAGTGAAGTATAAGGAATAGTTGTCTCCAACACACGACAATGACCATCAATGACTAAATCAGAAAAATCAACAATCTTATCTGGGGAGGAATCAAAACTAAAAACAGGACATTCATCAGATTGTGAGAAAATCTGACCCTTTAAGATATTTAAAAACTCTTCACCAAATATCGCTTTTTTGAAATCGTCGGCACTTGGTGGTTCTGGTTCTTGCTCTTCCCCTTCATTTTCACTTTTTAATGGCTTACCCCAGTCAACAACGCAGGCTGATGTTGCTTCTTGTATGACTTTGCCTGATTCGTCTTTGATTTCTGGCAAGCCACAACAAGGCGGCGTTGCTTCTTGGGTTACTTTGCCTGATTCGTCTTTGATTTCTGGTAAACCACAAGTAATTTTTTGCAATGGGTCTGGTGAATCAGAAACAAAATCAAGAATATTAAACTGCTTAACTAAAGACTCGCCTTGTGGCTTTAATGACCAAACAGCTAAAGAATCAACGGCAGGAATAAAGGGATGATTGTCTGAAGTAGAATAACTGGAAGAAACGGAAGATATGAATGAATAAGCGGCAGAATCATAATTAACCAAATAATTAAAATTGGCGGTTATCTTAGATTGCGCATCATATTTTTGAATATCAGCTTTAACATCGCCACGAAAAAAACTCACATTAGAAATAGTACGTTTAAGAACAAGTTGAGAAGCAGTATTATCATAAGAAATAACATAATCATTTTTAAAGTCAATATCAGAAATAGACAGACTTAAAGTCTGTGCTGATTCATCGAACAACAATAAAGATTTTGCTGGAACTGGAGAGTTTGACGTTATATTAAAATATTTTCTTGGGGATTCGTGAATAGAGCCATCAGCCCATAACTCATAGTCTGGAGAATAGCCAATAAGCGCATAAAGATTACTCACCTCATCCTTGGTAAAGTCAACATAACAATAACCGTTAGCGTTAAAGCCAGTGCCTTGTGGACATTTATTATTGGGGTCTTCAAATGGATATGCTGTGATTTGTTGCATACAAGCGTTTTGAGGGCCGTCACTTATTTCATAACGGATACAGTTTCTACCGAGGTTATCATTATAAAATTCACGAGAATAAATATTAGAATACAATGATGAAATGTAATCCAATAAATACTTATTAGATAAAGCAGACATTTCAGTACTAAAATCGGCAGCCGAATAAAACAATCCACGACTAAAAGGACTAGATACGGCATCACCAAAATAAACCTTATCATAAGAAGTATAAACGGCATGACTAATCAACAAGGGATTATAAGTGCTGTTAGGTGTCCTAGACTTTATAATATCAAACTGATTTTTCCTGCCCTGAGTATCGACAACAGAAAGCGGATTAGCAGTAATAAGAAACTTAATACCTTGGTGAGAAGAGAAAGCAGATAAAGGAATTTGCGTATTTGAAATAATATCTAAAATAACTGGGTTATCACCAAAAAATAATATACCAAATAAAACAGGAGTTGAAAAAGAAATAGCTGAAGAAAATAAACCTTCAGAAACAAAGCCAAATTGAGAAGCGGACGCGGATAAAAATGAATCTGGAGTTTTTCCAAAACCAACTATATCGCCAATCAAGAAAGAACCGGTAGAAAAAGAAAATATTTGATGCAAATTAGAGGTATCTGAAACCTTAAAAGAATCAATGCCAGTTTGAATGATTGAAACTAAATCAGCATCAGAACCGGCTGAATCTAAAACAGACTGATGAGAAGAATCAAAAGGAAAAGCAGCTTGTTCGGCTTGTGCAGATTGAAAAAATAGGACTAAAATAAAAAAGTTAAACAAGCCAAAAAGGCGCACAGAACACCAAAAAAAGCGGAGAATAAATGCCATACTGTTAAATCCATAAATCACCCATAAGCCCCTCAAGAGAGGGGCGTATTAAAATCAACTACTAGCCGCGACCTTTGGCCCAGCTAATAACCAGCTTGCCGCCAAAGATAAGCAGCATCACGCCGACAATCAACGTTGCAACGGCGATAATGGCTTCTTTAATATCGGACATGTTAAGAGAGTTAGCCATGCCACAAATGCTTGTGCTGGAAACGTCAGTGCAAGTAATCGCTAATGCGGATTCAGGGAAAGCGAATGCAGAGACAACCGCTAAAGCAGAAAGGAAAACCTTCCAGAAATTAGGCAATTTCATAATTAGACCTCATAAAAGTGAAAGTGGAAATAAACCTGTATACGACAGGCGGCGCTTGCCAAAGTGGCGAAGTCGGTTATCGGGATGTGTGAGATTTTACAAAATGCAAAACTCTCGTTACCAATAAAGCAAATATAAAAACAGAAAACGTTAAACCAAAAAACACGCCAAAGACGTATTTCATCTCGTCAATGTCTGGGGCAGGAAGGGACAACATGACAGCAGCGCTACCAGTGCCAACAGAACAAGTCAAAGGATTGGAAAGCAGGGTGTTGCATTGCCCAAGCTGAGATTGAGAAAGCAGGGTGGTTGCTTGAGACGTGGCAATATCTTGCTGTAATTGCGCTATCTGAGCCTCTAAACCATTAACATAAGTCGAGGTCGTGACGACGTATCCGGCTGGACAATTGGGAAAAATGTTAGTAGTGACATCGTATTGATTGCCACCGCTACCCGCCGTTACCTTTGCGCAATTAATTAAAGCCACATCACACCCAATTAAGTCAGATTAACCGCGAGAGGCGGTGATTTTGGCGGCTTAATGTCAGGTGATTTATCTTTTTTCTCAAGCGCCAAGAATTCTGCATATGGAATATTTGCACGAGTAACATCAATATCATAAGCAATAGAGGCAGGTTTCATCTTGCCTTGAGAATCACGAACCATTCGCCCAGATTCTTCCGAAACATCAGCAATAAAAGGCACTAAAGCTTTAAAAGGTTCTAGGTATTGCCAAGATTCCACCGCAAGATGTGCAACGATACCCTTCAAAAACGCCTTTTCACGATGCAGCTGCCAGACATCCATTCTTGCCCAACTTTTCCTTTCGCCATGCTCATCAAGGTCATAAAGAGGCTTTCCTTCAAAATTAAATAAATCGTCGCCTTCTTTGGCAAGACAAGCTTTGCCGTTTTTATCGTAATTTCCCTCACCATCCTGTTTTGCCTTGCTGTGAAAATAGCCGCCTTCAACTTTTACGACTAGCATTTTATTACCCATAATTAAAATCCTCAGATAGTTGTGGAACGTGATTAGAAATTTCTGGTAGAAAATAAAAGTCAGGCTTAACCGCTTTTCTTATTTCAACTTTTCGCTTAGTCAGAAAATCCATAACAGAGTCTGTGTATGGATAAGATATATCAAAGCCACATTCAAGAATTAACTTTCTGTGATGATAAAAAGTAGGCTTTGAAAAAAGCGTCCTTAAACTAACACCAGACTTCCAGTCATTAAAAGCGCGTAAAGTGGCACGTGGAAGATTAACAGTATTAGATACGCTAAAATCTGTGAAAACATGAGAAGAACGAGATTTATAAATCTCAGATAAACGATGCTTTTTTAAAGCACCTAAAAAATTAAGACCTGATTCATTTAAAAATCTGGCCTTAAAAGTAACCTCATATCTGACAAAGCCATTAGACTTAACGTAATCAACAAGTTTATGCAAATAATCAGAATATTTGCCAGTTAACCTTAATTGTTTTCCTTTGTTATCATTTTTATAAAGATACTTCTTCTTGTGAACTTCCATTTCTTCAGATTTTACATAAAGCTTTGAGACAACGTACTTAGAAGCACTGTGTTCATCTGTGCCATAAGAGACGGTTTGAACAGTTTCTCCAGCACCATAACTCCTTTGTTTAACACGAAAAGATTTCTTTGAAGACATGTATGCCATATAAGAGATGGCGTCATCAAAAGAACCCAAAGAATAATTGGCAGTTAAATCTAAACGGCTTACCCTAGCGCCATCATATACATATTTAACGGTATTACGACGTGTCTTAAAACTATAGGAATCAATAAACTCACCTGTAGCAGAGTGAGTAAAAGGCGGTAAACCGATACTGGTTAATAATACATTGCACTTGGAAATAACTTGCTCAAGAGAATAACCAAACACATTGTCAGGTCGTCCAAAAGCGCCAACGTTACCCGACAAATAGACGGTCTCGCCATCACAGCGAAGCATTAAGCGACTGTCATATGAGCCTTCAATCTTTGAGGATTTCTGAACCTGATAAATTGGATTGCCATCAGAATCCAAATTGATAAAAAAACCGTCATGAAACAACGGCAAATTACCCGCAAGTTCTGGAAATCTTTGAGAAATAGTAATCCAATCTACAAAAAAATCAGGTTCTGACATAACTTTATGGGTCTTGGTTTTCAGACTATCTTTACGTGTTACTTAGGCGTAATGGCCCTGCGGGCCTGCTCCTTCCCCCCGCGAGCGGGGCCCCCCCTCCCGCTGTCCCTACGGGCAATAAATGCCAATGTATCGCCCAAAATGAAACGATACAATTTATAAAGTAAATTTAATCGAAAAGGAAGGGTTTTAATTTTGTGACGAAATAAAAAGTTATTAGTTATTTTCGTTACGAAATCAAAACAATTTTGTGACGAAATTGAATAATTACGTCACAAAATTTAATGAATTGTATTTATTGAGATTTAGAAGAATCAGAAGAAGGAGATTCAAGAACAGGGGAAAGGTCGGCCAATATAGCGCACACATGTTGCCAGCGAGGCTGTGAAGCCTTACCAGCCGCACGAGATTGCCAGGTACGCAAAGCAGTTAAAACCGATGCATCCAACAGATGACGTACAGCATCAACCTGAGAAACTGGCACCCTAACCGTTACAGTCGGTTCACCGTATGCGAGTTTGCGCCCGGGTTTGCCCTTATTACTAGTTGCGACCATTGCGCAGCCCTCCCAGCAGTTGAACTAATAACTCAGCATTAGGCACACAGCGGCGCAACGAATCTTCAGACGTTACCCCTTCTTCATCCAGGCACGGTTCCTCGAATTCGGCCAGCAAAAATCCATCCAGCCACTCGCGCTGCGCATCCGGGTCTGACAAAGGCGGATATTTATCAAACGACGAAACCCCTACATTAAATACTACATAGCCAAGCTGGAACCAAAAGTCATTAAGCATATCAATCACCTATTTAATAGAGCAGGGGACTCATAATCCCTTGGTCGTAGGTTCGAGTCCTACTGGGCCCACCAAATTCAAAGAGTTAGGGGATGGCGGTTAGTCCCCTTCCCTCAAGCTCTCTTGTTAATTAAGTCATGGCAGCATTGATTTCAGTCATTTGAATGCTGGCATGTGCCACGACAAGCAGCACCCCAGCAGGTTCTATGGCACAAGCCGCGAACTCTAAAATATCCACGCTAACGCCCCCTTCTTAATGAATTGCGCTTACCAAAGACTTGGGCGTAGTTCACAACTACCTTGAGTACCTGGAAAAACTGCAACTCAAAGCTTTGCAAGGCTAGACAGACTGGAAAAACGGGAATGCTGGACATGACAGCTGAATACAAAGCGGATTTCTATAGTTGGGCTAAACACAACGCCCAATTGCTGCGTAATGGTCAAGTTGATCAAGCTGACTGGGCAAACATTGCCGAGGCACTCGACAGCATGAGTAACAGTGAACGACGCTTCCTCAAAAGCCACTTAACAGATTTACTGATGCACTTGCTTAAATGGCAATACCAACCCCAGCGTCGGGGTAGAAGTTGGCAACTGTCTATTCATAACAGCCGTAAACAAATCCGATATATTTTAGACGACAGTCCCAGTCTCGAACCCCAACTGCCAGACCTCTTGAACAGCGCTTATGCAGATGCCCGTGAAGATGCTTCTCTCGAAACTGAGCTTGATATAGCCACATTTCCAGAAACGTGCCCATTTCGCGTACTAGAAGACGCGCTCAATAAAGCGTTTTGGCCAGAGAACTGA